CCGGCCAGCAGGCCCTTGGTCGACGCGGAGAGGCCGGCGATGCCCTTGTCGGCCTTCTTCAGCTCCCGGCCGAGGCCGTCGGCGTCTCCCTCGATCTTGACCGTGACCTTGCTGTCGCCCTGCGCCATGTCAGCCGCCGATCAGTCGCGTGATGACGTAGGTTGCGTCGCGTTGCGTCAGGTCGGCGACGTCTCGCGGGCTCCATCCGGTGCGGATGGCGAGGTCGAGGATGAGACGTCGGACAGGCGTAGGCTCGCGACTTCGCGCCAGCTCCGCGGCTGCGCGGAGCTCCGCTGCTCCTGGACCCACAGCGCCAGGAGGCGCCGTGTAGCGACGCCGCCCTTCAGGATCGCCGCGAAGTCCATCCCCGACTCCATCTCGGCCTTGGACATCTCGCCCAGGGTCAGCGTCGCGAGGTCCAGTGTCACGATCTGCGGCATCGGGCTGCTCCTTCATCGGGTCGGTGTCTCACGGTCGAACTTCTTTACCAGGTCGCCGGCGTATGCCTGGTACGGCTGGACGATGTCGTCGCCGATCGTCGCCACCGCGTCGTCCAGGAACGGCTGCGCCTCGATGTTGCGAGCCGGCCAGCCGTAGTGGATCGGGGCCGCGTACACGAGGCGTGACTCGACGACCACGCCTGGACGGGACGGCACCAGCTCCAGGCTGTCCACGAGGTCGCCCGACTTGCGCGGTGCGGCGCGTCGCGCCTCGGCGAGCACGAGCTCGCCCGCGGCCTCATCCGGGACCGACAGGTCGTCGATCCGACCGCCCATCCGTTTCAGTCCGCGGCGAGTCTCGCGATCGTCGACGGTGACGGCCGGCTTCGTGCCGGCCACGACTACGGGGTGACGTCGACGACGGGGAGGCCGTCCATCGGCAGGAGCACGGTGGCCTCGGCGAAGGCGTTCCCGGGCCCGCCGTACTGGATCGGCACGAGCACGACGTTGCCGGTGATGCCCGGGTTCGTCGTGCTGTAGGCGTCCGTGTTCCACTTCACGACAAAGGGCACCGTGTCGCCCTTGTTCGTGAACAGGTACGAGGCGAGGCCAGGGCGCACGGTGTCCCAGTCGACGACGCACCGGATCTCGAGCGACCACGACTCGGACTCGGCGTCCTGGTGCGTGACGCCGTCGAGGGTCTTGACGGTCTGGACGGCGCCCGGCGAAGGCACGACCGTGATGTCGATCGCGTCCAGGCTGAAGTCCTCCGTGTCCAGGGTGAACACGACGACCTTCATGATCTGCGGAACGGCTGGCATTCGGGTATCCCTCCTACACGGTAACGACGGTCGATGTACGGATGTCGCAGCCGAGCAGGCGGTTCGATCCGACGGTCACGGCCGAATCCGGGCCGACCTCGCCCACCGGCCAGCCGTCCAACGCACGGAGCGCGGTCAGGGCGGTACTCACGAGGCCGGCCAGGATGTCGGCCATGCTCGCACCGTCCCATGCGCCGGCGACGAGCAGGATGCGGAAGCCCGCGATCACCTGACCGCGGCCGATATGCCCGACATCGACGCCGTCGCCGTAGAGCATCGCCGCCGGGGCGGCTGATGGCAGTCCGGCGGGATCTCGCGTCACACGGATACCGGCCGTGGACAGCGTCGTCTCCAGGGTGTCGCGGGCTTCCAGTAGCGTGCTCATCCGATGGCCGGCGGCGCATAGCGGAAGAACACGGGCGCGAGCGCGACGGCGATGTCGCTGCCGAGCTCGTCCCGCTGCCCGGTGCGGGCCCGTGCGTACGCGGCGGCTCCGTCGTCCAGGGCGGCTCTCACGAGCTCATCCTCGGCGTCGGAGCCCGCGTCCACGGTCACGCCGGCCATGGCGGTCGCGATGCGCGCCTCGATGGCGGCCGCCACGGTCGTCGCAACCGCAGTCTCGGGCGACGTGGGGGACGTCACCTGAGCATGCGCGAGGATCGTGGCGGCCGTCACGTACGGCATAGCGGGGGTCGACGCTACCCGTTACGGGGTGACGTCGTAGACCTCGACGATGCCGGCCGGGACCAGGCGCAGGAACGCGCCCATGCCCCAGTACGCGACGTCGCGTCCGAGCAGGGTGACGTTCTCGGCCGATGCCTGGAACGGACCGTCCTCGTACCATCCGCCGGCCTGACGGTTCGACACGATCAGCTTGCCCGCGGTGATCGCCGGGGCGTGGATGATCGGCAGCCCGCCGATGCCGATGCGGAGGCCCGGCAGGTCGATGGACCCGGGGGCACCGATCGCGCTCGAGCTGGCGGCGGCGAGCGTCGCCAGGAGGCTGAACGCGGTCGTGCTCGCCAGGACGAACTGCGCCGGCGACCCGGTCGCGGCCTGGACGAGGATCGACGCCGCGATGATGTCGCGGGTGAACTCCGACAGGTCGTGCGACGCGAGCGCCTCGGTGAAGTCCACCGTGACGGAGCCCGTCTCCAACTCGGTCGCTGCGGCCGCATCGGTAACGGTCGCGTATGCGGCGAGCGTGATCCGCGCGAAGGCGTCGAGCACCGACGGATTGCCGCGGCGGATGACCTGGTAGCTGATGTCGGACCCGCCGGCGTACGTGACGAGCGCCTCGGTCCCGAGCGCGATGTCGACGGCCAGCGACTCGATCTCGGCCTTTTCGGCAGACTGGGCGGCGACGCGATCGGCGAGCGTGCCATTGAAGTAGGCGTACTCGAGGGTCAGGCCGGCAGAGTCGCCGAGCGGACGCGGCCCGCCGAATGCCTCGATGATCGGTCGGCCGCCATCGACGATGCGTGCGATGGTCGACGTCACGAGGTTGCCCGAGGCGAGGCCGGCATTCGCGCCGGCCGTGAACACGGTGTCGGCCAGGGCACGCGCGGCGTAGCCGCGGAGCTCGAGGTCGGACGAGTGGTAGGCCTCCTGGAAGAGGTGCCCCAGGGTCTTGTACCCGGCGAGCGGGTCGGCCGTGGAGGCGTTGCCGCCGAACTGGCCGCGCTCGGCGAAGCCGCGCATGGCCTCGACGGCTGCGGAGGTCGCGAGCTCGCGCACCTGGTCGGGGGAGAGCGCTAGCGCGGTGCCCTGCGCCGCGATGCCGCGCTCGGCGATGGCGACCGGCTCGACGGTCGTGGGCTCCTGCGGGTCCATGTTCCCTCCTGTATCCCGTAGCGCGACACTCGCGCCCTGGTGGGCCGGCACGTATGCGCCGGCGAGTGCCGCGATCCGCGGAATGTGGGTGTGGATGATCGACCTACCGCGCTTGACGGACTTCGCGCCGCGGTACATGAATTCGAGCGACACGCCGTCGTTGCCTGCTGGCACCGATGCGGCGTAGTCGCGGGCCGCCTGGGTGTCCAGGAGCCGGCCGCGGTACGCGAGGCCCGTCTCGTCCTCGGTGAAGGTCACGCCGGCGACCGTGGTGCCCTTGTGGCGGTCCAGCATCGGCCACGGTCGCTCGCCGCGCGATGCGATGGCCTCGACGAACGCGCCGCGATCGAAGCCCTCGGCGAGATCGCCGTACTCGGCTGTGCCGCCGGCCTCGGTGAGCTCGCCCCAGCGGTACGCATAGCCCTCGACGGTGCGGCCGTCGCCCTCGGCGTCGTCACGGATGGCGACGTCGCCCGACGGGATGATCCGGATCGGCTCGTCGCTCACTTCTTCGCCTTCTCGTGGGGCCCGTGGACGAGGTCGCCGACCGCGATGCGGCCGCAGTCGGGGCAGTACGTGGCGTCAGGATGCCCCGGTAGCGACCCGGGATAGGGCGCCACGGGCTTCGCCGTCTCGACAGGCTTCCCGGTGCCCTGCGGCTCCGTCTCGACCTTGTCGGCCTTCTTCGTCGTCATCGCTGCCCTCCTGCGGGGATGCTCTCGATCGCGGGAGCCGAGGCGCCCGTCTCGTCCAGGGTCATGTCCATCGGCATATGGAGATCCGTGCGGACCTCCGACGGGAGCATCCACGCCTTGTTGCCGGTCGCGATCGCGTACGCCTGGGACTGCTCCAGCGCCGTGCCGCGGGTCAGGTGCGTCAGGTCGAGCACGACGCGACGGCCCGACAGGTAGTCGCCGGGGAGCTCGTCCGACAGCGCGTCGCCGATCGGTCCGGCATATCCCGGCTGCAAGGTGTACCGGACGAGGTCAAGGCCGGCGGCGGCGGCGTTCGCGTAGGTCAGGGAGCCTGCCTGCGTCGGCACGTTCAGCAACCAGGCCGGCACGCCGAAGTACCGCGCGATCGCTGCGCCCGTGGCGGCCGTCGCCGCTACCGCGCCCTCGGTCCCGAGGTCCGCGCCGAGCGCCTCGGCCTCGATACCCTGACCGAGCACGGCCGGCTTGCCCGGAGCCGCCGCTCGCCGAGCTGCCCATGCGTCGGAGATCTCCTCGGCCTTCTCCTTTGCGATGACCTGGTCGGTCGTCAGGACCACGACCGGTGCGCCGCCGCTCTCCCAGAAGTCGGTGCGGTAGGCGTCGGCCGCCCAGGCCGCAGCGATCGACGATCGCGCGAGGCGCAGCAGCGTGCCGAGCTCGGCCGTGACCGTCGGGAACGTCATCCGCGGCACCCACCGCATGACCTCGAGCCCGCCGTCGACCTCGATACCGTCGATGTACGGCACGTCGGGCTTGGGGAACGTGACGCGCGACGGAGACACCGGAACCAGGGAGATCGGCACGCCCTCCGCGTCGTCGCCGAAGCGGTTCCACAGCCAGCAGCCGTTGTACAGGGCCATCGTCGCCGTGACGAGCCACAGCCATGTACGGCGCGTCATCGTCGCCATCGGCCGGCGGGTCAGCCGGGAGTCCGGCAGCCGCTCCGATCCGCGGAACTCGCCGACGTTGGCGTCGGCCGTCAGGTCGGCGAGGATGCGGACCGATGCGAACACGGTGTCCACGGCGAGCGCGATGTGCTCCGTGACGTTGACCGCGTACGTGGAGTCATGCCCGAGGATGCCGCCCGATTCGAAGCCGTGCCGCTCGGCGACCGCCGGCGCCTCGAGCTCGCGGGTGCGCTTGCCCTTGCGCTTGCCCACCCTACGGCCGCGGCACGTTGGCGGCCGCGGCGGCTCGAGCGTGCTCGACGTTGGCGATGCCGTTCGCATGGGTCACGGCGCCGGCGTCGACCGCGGTCACGGTCTGGCGTGCCGTGCGGGTCTGCGTCTCCTGGGCGAAGACGAACGTGATCGCGGCCGTGATGAATCCCACGACCGCAAGCCGCAAGTCGCCGACGTCGCCGTCGGCGCGGGTGCCGTACAGGAACAGGAGCCCGCCGACGATGAGCACGAGAGCGATCGCGTACGTCGCGACCGCGCGGATGGTGTCGATCGTGCTGGTCACTCAGCCTCGCAGGGGGTCTGGCGCGCGCTCGGATGGCGCGAACCGCGCCTGCGTGAGTGTCGATTCTCAGCGGGTGAAAGTCAAGAGTCTCGCTATACGAAAATCTGTACCTCGTGCTCAGGGGGAGCGATGCAAGCCCACGCCGCCCAGGCCGCGGCGCGGATCGCGTCGACATCGCCCATCGACTCGCGTACCGACAGGTACCAGTCGCCGCCCTCCACCGGCCGCGACGGCCTCGAGCTCCTGACCTGTGACGCGAGCAGCGGATCGTCGAGGTGGGTCAGTCGGCCGCCGACGAGCTCGGCCCGGAACAGCTCGGATGCCGAGCGGATCTCCCGGGCGCCGAGGCGGATGACCGGGATCGACGCGAGCTCGGCCCAGGTGTCCAGGTGCGGCGCGATGGACGCCGTCGACACGTAGGCGATGGCCTGCGGCCGGAACGCTGCGACCTGTGCCGCTACCGCTGCGAGCACGTCGGCCGGCGACACGTTGCCGAGGGTGGCGCGGACGTCCTGCGCGACGGCCACCCATGCCCCTTCAGCCGTCGCCAGAGCCACGGAGACCGTCGCGCGGCTCCATGTGGGTGTCACCTCCACCGCGAGGATTCGGCGGCCCTCAGCGGGCGGCTGCGGGGCCCGCGCCGCCATCCACGCGCCGGCCGGTAGCCATTCGTCGATCGCGTCGGCCCAGAGGTTCAGCCGTTCCATGCGGTACTGCGCCGCCGGCAACGTGCGGAACGACTCCAGGATGGGCGCGATCGGCACGCGGCCCTCGGCCACGGCCGGGTTGCTGGCCGCGATGGCGCGCGGATCATCGGGCGCGAGCTCGTCCGGAGCCGCGTACCAGGTCATCCCGAAGCGGCCCATCGGCTCGACGCCGTCGATGATGCGGAGCCCGCGGTCGAACCACGAGCGGAGCAGCACGGACCGGTCGTCGCCGGCGGTCGAGATCGCGAAGATGAGCGGGTCGGGTCGCGCCGTCGTCGTCGGCTCGACGGCCGCCCAGGTATCGAAGTCGCGCTGCGTGCGGACCTCATCGAACACGACCAGGTCGTGCGACTCGCCGCGGGCGGCGTCTCGAGCCTCACGCGACAGGGTGTTGTACTCGCGAGCTCGGCCGTACATCCCGGAGCGGATGCCCAGGTATCGGGTCAGCGCGAGGCCGCCTCGAGCAGGCGTCCCGAGTCGCCGACCGAGGGGCGCAAGATCGTCCAGGACCGCGCGATACGGGATGCGCGCCTGCGTCCGGTCGTGGGCGAGGCCCATGATCGAGTGCCAGTCGGGCATGGTGCTTGCTGTCAACGCCCAGCCGATGAGGCCGCGCACGACGGCGGTTTTGCCCTGCTGGCGCGCCGTGCTGGCGAGGTACACGGCATGGACGAGACGGCCGTCGGGCCCGTACGCCAGCGCGCGGTTCAGGGTCCGCCGCTGCCAGCGGTCCAGAGGCCCGACGATGGGCCGCGCGTACGCCTCCACAGCGGGCCCCCACGACCCGGAGACATTCGGCGGTAGGGGAGTCTGCCAGCGCGGAGCAGGGAGCCTACGCGCCGCCATAGTCGACCGGCCCGCGGCGGCCTCGTGCGCGCGGACCTGGACCGACGACGGACGCCGGGCCGGGGTCGATCTCCGTCCCGAGCTCGCGCCCGAGCTTGATGGCGAGATCCCACAACGCGGCGCGCTCCTTGACCGGGGGCGGCTTGACGAGCGGAGCGCCGTCGAGCCCGAGCCCGGCGTCAACGGGCGCCGGTGTGAGCTCGTCCAGGACGGCGCCCAGGTCATCGCGCATCGCAGCGTGGTAGCGCGCGAGCAGGGAAGCCGTAGCGGCCGAAGGCCGACCCTTTCGGGCGTGGCGCCGGCCGACGTCCTGCGGTCGGGCGGTATCCTCCGTCACTTACTTGCGTTCCGACGCAAGTAGTCCATTCCCGGCACCATTCG